GAACATTATACTGGACAATTAGGACATTTGCAACGAATAGTTCAGAATTTTAATCCTGATACTATTGTGATGGAAACGAATGGTTTTCAAAAGATAATGGCTGAAATGGCAAGGAATGCTGGTATTCGTAATATTATTGATTTCAACACTAATGGTTTTGATAAAAAGGATTTCTATGAAGGTGTTCCTTCATTAGCTGTTATGTTTGAAACCGGTACAATGAAATTCCCTCGGGGTGATGAAGAATCTATTCAGATAACGAATGCATATTGCAGTGAATTAAATAGTATTGCTTTTGATGACACAAAAGGAACGCTTGAATCTGTTTCCGAACATGATGATAAAGTAATGTCTTTATTTTTCGCAGTAAAAGGATTAAAAACAGTAAATTCATCATTTCGGGTTTCAATGCTTGATGATGAAGATGATTAAGATATGGCACAAACTGAAAATTTAGCGAATAATTTTTTAGATGAACTTTTTAAGGGATGTTTCTTTAAAAAGGAAATATTGGAGATTGTAATAACACATGTAAAATACAATTATATTCCGAATGAACTTCAAGGATATAAAAAGATACTTAAATGTTTTAATAACAACTATTTAAAATACAAAACCTCCCCTACTATTGGAATTGTTGCCCAAGAATGTAATGATGAAGAAGTTCAAAAAATTCTTGATAGAATAGATAAAATAAAGAAACTTCCATCGGAGCAAGAACTCCTCGATTCACTAACTGATTATTTGAAACGAGTAATGTTTCAGGAACTACATATTAAGTTAGTTGATCTTTATAATAGTGACAAACAGGAGGAAGCAATAAAACTACAAGCGTCTGAATCTGAAAAGATAGTTAACTTTTCTGTTTATGAAGGAACTTCCTATTTTGAAGATGTATTTGAAGGTTTTTGGGAACGAAATGAAGGTCGTATATTTGAATCACAATATAATAAAAAAGAACAAAGCCGAATACCTTGGGGAATTGATTTTTTAGATGCATTAACTCACGGTGGTTTGTCTAAAGAAGAAGGTGATACATCATTGTTGATAACAAGATCTGGAACTGGTAAAACAAAATACTTAAGATGGCTTGGTGTTTCTGCAGCGCGAAGAGGTAAAAAGGTTTTACATATTCAAGGTGAAGGTACAAAACAAACCGTTTTAGATGGTTATGATGCGACTTGGACGGCAGTTTTAAAAAATCAGTTTACAGATATAAGTGCTGAGTTGGAAAACAAGTTGAAGAAAATCATTGCAGATATACGAAAGAAAAATGGTGGTATAAAAGTGGTTGCTTATGAACAATTCGAAACAGCAACAATGCGAGATGTAAGAAACAATGTTTTGGATTACAAAAAGATATATGGTGTTTATCCGGATGAAATATTGTTAGACTATATTGGATTATTTGATCCTGGAGATGGTAAACGTTATCCTTCAGGGTTTGAAGGGGAAAAACTAAGAAAGGAAGCATCAGCACGTCGATTTCGCAATATCTGTAATGAATTTAAAATAGTCGGTCATACAGCAGATCAAGTAGATAGTATTTCACCTCAAGAATACAATAATTCCTCTTTTGTTATTACTCGTTTCAATTGCGCACTTGCTAAAGGGTTACCGGAGTCTTTCTCTGCGGTTCTCACCCTTAATGTTACAAAAGAAGAATATGAAAAGGATCAAGCTCGATTATATGTAGATAAATTTCGTAATTGGAAAGGAAATTATACCTTTCCAATTTGCACCAATTATGATAGGGATCGTTTTTATGATAGGGCAAGGACTTTAGATTTATTTGCTGAAGTATATAATAAGCAAAAATGAAAATAAATAGAGATAAAATAGTAAAAACTTTTCAATTGATTCCATTTGGAGCTAAAGGGTGGATGTCCTCCAGAATATTACCTTGTCCTTATTGTGGTCGTAGTGATAAGTTTGGAATTATATTAAATGATACGGGTATCTCTTCTTTTAATTGTTTTCATGCATCTTGTGGTGAACATGGAAGTCTTATTAAGTTGTTTAAGAAAATTGGAAGGTTAGATCTTTTAGATTTTGATGTTGAAGTTGATGTTCGTGAAAAAATTGAATCTATCTTTGAGGATGAAAAAATAGATATTGAAATACCGATTATTCATCCTCCTATAGGATTTAAGCGTATATATCAAGACAATTATCTTGATGAGGAACGAAACTGGTGTAAGGAGGATTATAAGAAGAATATTGTAGGATATTCAAATTTGGCTCCATTTTTAAGAAATTATCTTATCTTTTTACAACGGGAAAATGGAAACATAGTTGGGTGGCTTGCCAGGTCCAAGAAGACAAAAGAATGGCATAAATTAAATATCAAAAAAGCAAAGGAAGGATTAGTTTCATTAGTTTTACGGTATAGAAATTCTGAAGGTTGTGATTTTGAGAGATTATTGGGTGGAGTTGATGAGATAAAAAGTGGAGATGAAACAGTTATCCTTGTTGAAGGTATAATGGATAAAGTGGGAACGGATCATTATATTCGAGATGCTGGATTAGAGAAAACGAAGTGTTGTTATACCTTTGGAACCAATGTTTCAAAAACTCAAGCGTTGAAATTACTTTTAAAAGGAATAAAACGAGTCATATTAATGTATGATTATGGAACAATTAAAAAGACGCAGCAATATTCATTGATGCTTTCTAATTTTTTTGAAACGAAAATTGTAGAAATAAAAGATGAAGGAGTGGATCCTGGCAATATGTTTTATGAAGACTTTGAAAATTGTTTGAATAATTTAAAAGATCCGCTGAATTATAAACTCGATCGATTACCAGAAATTGAGTTAAATGTTTGATTTTATGGAAATAAATTATTATTTTTAATTATAAAAAGAGAGGTAATATGTATAGTATTAAGAAACAATTCGATTTTTGTTATGGTCATAGAGTTTGGAGTCAAAATCTCGATCAAAACTTTTCTGTTGATAATAAATGTAAGTGCAGGCATCTGCATGGGCATCAAGGGGTTATCATCGTTGAACTAAAATCCGATGAGCTAAAAAATGGTATGGTGACAGATTTCAAGCATCTAAATTGGTTTAAAAAATGGTTGGATGATGTTTTCGATCATAAGTTTATAATGGATCTTAACGATCCTCTTCTCAGACATGAAATTCCATTGTTTGAAGGCTGTGAAAAAGAAGAATTATTTGATTATTATTTAGTAGATGATCTGACAAAATCTGGAGCCTATGTAATAGGAGAAGATTATTTGAAAGACGTTCCTGATTTTGTCAAAGAAAAAAACGAAGGAATGGTTTTTGTTGATTTCGTTCCAACATCCGAAAACCTTTCTAAATTCTTTTTCACAGTAATAGAAAAAGTTATGAAACTTTTGGATATTAAAGTCTCTTCTGTTCAATTTTTTGAAACACCGAAATCACAATCAACATATTATGAGTAAAATATTGATTGATCCAACAACAAAATCAAGATATACAGTTCAAAAAGAAGATCGATTTTTTTTAACTGTATCTGAAATGTTTTCACATACTTTACAGGGAGAAGGTAGATATATTGGTTATCCCTCTGTGTTTATTCGCTTGAAAGAGTGCACGTTAGCTTGCACCTTTTGCGACTCAACTGAAGTTTGGAGAAAAGGTTCGGACTTCACTTTTAATGAGATTTGTGAAAGATTAGAAGAGGGTGGTGCAATTGATTTTCTTCGTTCTGGTGCTCATTTAATTTGGACAGGAGGGTCCCCATTGTTACAACAAAGTAGAATTTTGAATTTTATTCATTATTTTAGTGAAAGATATCATTTTGAGCCTTTCATGGAGATTGAAAATGAGTGTGTGATCGTTCCAAAAAAAGAACTTTCTTCTTTTATAACACAATGGAACAACTCTCCTAAACTTTCTAATTCATTGAATGAAAAAGAAGATCGATATGTGATAGAAGTTTTTGATCGATTAAAAGAATTTGCAGAATCAGAAACGGAGTTTATTAATACTGATTTTAAATTCGTGATTTCAAATGAATCTGATTGGGAAGAAATTTGTGAAAATTATTTGAAACCCGGTCTTATAAGACGTGATCAAATAATTTTGATGCCTGAAGGAGAAACTCAGAAAGAATTATCTATTACACGCCCTATGACTGCTCAAGTGGCAATTCGTGAGGGCGTGAGATTTTCAGATCGTTTGCATATAACATTATGGGATAAAAAAACAGGAGTGTGAAAAATGGATTTCAAAGAATTTTTGGATTTTATCGAGAAAGGTAAAAAAGCTCAGATTGGCGAAATAAGAGTTTGGGGAGACGATAAATATAAAAAAGTTTCAAAAGATAAATGGGTTCGCGAAGGAAGTGTTGATAGAGAAACTTTGACTATTGATCCTGATATTGATACCGTTCAACAATTTTATAATAAAAAGAAAGGTTGGACTGAACGTCGAGTTAAAGAAGTACATGAACCTATTTTAAAAAGTTTTATTCGAGAATTTACTACTTCAAAACCTCCCGTTGCAACACTTTTTATGGGTGCTCCAGGGTCAGGAAAAGGAACATTAAGACGATTTTTAGAAAATGGAAGTATACTTGGTAAGCAAATCGTTGTTGATCCAGATGAAATAAAAACGAATAAGGAGATGTTAGGACAAGATTATGAGGTTTTTTCTAAAAAGAATCCGCGTCTTGCCTCTTCAAGAGTTCATGAAGAAGCTTCTTACCTATCCAAGGAAGTGATAAGACTTGCATCGTCTAAGAAGGCAGATTTCGTTGAAGATAAAGTTTTTGCTAATTATGATAAATTAATTGAAGAAATTAAACGATTAGGGTCTTTGGGGTATAGAGTTAGAATAATTAAAACTTTGCTGCCTATTGAAGAGGGTTTGAAGAGAATAGAAGAAAGATTTCAAAGAACAGGTCGTGATGTAAATCGTGAATATGCAAAACAAGCTTATGAAGAGATAGATAAAACATTTGAAAAATTAAAAAAGAAAGTTCCTGAATCAGTGGATTCGATTTATGAATATGATATGAATGTAAAAAGTTCTCAAAAACCGAAACTTAATTATGAATTTTTTCAGTAAAACATTTGGAGATAACATATAATTTTTATATTTTTATAGTGTAGAAATGATTCATAATTTAATGATTAAAATGAAAGAAAAAATTTGTATATTGTTAGAAAATCAAAATATCAAAAAGCTAAATGATGAGGTAAACGAACTTTGCGGATATAATTCGAATGACATCCTTTTAAATTTAAAATCTTTGATTAAATCAGGTGAAGTAATTGTAGGTTGGAGAGAATCTTGCGGAAAAACTGATAGAACGATGAAAATTTTTAGAGTTTGGAAGAAAG